CCTGCTAGTCTATTAAACTCTGAAGGCGTTATAGTACCTCTATTTTCTTTATTTAATAGTGTTAGAACAGTATTTCTAATTCTATCTATCATATTTTATGGAATTTATACAAAGATACAAAATTGTAAAATAGGTATTTTTAAGCATAAAAAAAGAGGGCTGAATTAACAACCCTCTTTCATTACTATATGTATGAATAGTACTAAGCTTTGAAGATAACAAAGTTATTTCTACCCATTGTACAAAGTGCTCTTTCTGAAAGCATGTGCATTTCATTAACATCTTTGTCAGTAGTTCTAGCACCACCTGCACTACCAATCATCCAAGTCTTGTAACGTCTGTCCTCACCTTGAGCAGCACGGAATTTAACGTGTAAGAATGGTAGGTTAGCGTTTTCACCCATAACTTCGTCGTAAACATTGGTTGTACCTGCTGGTACTAAAACACCGTTTACTTTTCCTGTACCTGTAAAAGCACCACGAGTTGTTGGGTCGTTTAAGTACTTCCAAGAAGTCTTGTAGAAATCATACTCACCTCTACGGAAACCTGTAAATCCTAAGTTTAAAGCAGTTTCTTCATCACCGAATACACCGTAAGAAGTACCACCTGAACCATAAGAGTTCTGAGCAGCTAACATATCGTCAATAGCTAATGATTGAGTACGATTAACGAATAACATATTCTCCTCGATAGCAGCTTGTTGGTCTAGTCGCTGTAATACATCGTCAAAGTCAGCTAAGGTGTCAGCTACTCCTGAGAATACATTTCCTTCCTCAACAGCCTCGAAGAAACCTTCAGTACCTTTTTTTCCTGCACCAGCAGCAGCAGAACCAGCCTCAACAGAACGACCTTCAATCATAGACATTTCAAGATTGTCATCGAAACGCATACGAGTTTGAGAACGTGATTTTAAATACCACAAGAAACCACCACCTTCTTCAGATGGAATTTCAATCCAACCTACTTGTGTCATATCAGAACCATTAACAGCGTCAACGTCCTTGATAATTACAGGAGAGTTTTCGTAGATATCAACAGGAGCTTCCTTGCTCTCTGACATACCATTAGTACCTTTTGCAAATTCACTACCTATTACAAATAAATTAAGACCAGTAGTACCTACGTCAAATCCACCTGATTTTACAGACACAGCAGTAAAGTCGTCATCATTTACTGCAGTAATGTGAGCAATATCTTCGTTAGTACCATCATTTATGAGAATAACTTCATTTACTCGGAAAGGGTGTCCTTCTAAATCAAATACATTAGTAGTTGCATTACGCTCTACTCCTTTGGCTACGTTTCTTAAACGTGTTTCTTCAGACCATTTAATAAGGTCAGATGAACTAGCAGATTCAGAACCTGTTCGCTCTAAAAATCCTTTTACAGATTGATTACCATAACGCTGAAATTCTTCAGTCACTAAGTCTGGTAAATACTGATTGTCAAAATTAAATACATCTAAATAGTTAGTTGTAAGTAATTCTTTTGTTGGTGTTGGAGTTAATGAAACTCCTGGTGTCGCTTGTATAGACATTTTTCTATTTTTTTAATGTTTATTTCCTAATCTTTAATCCTTGTTGCATTGGCGTAACAACCTTCCATTTTGGTTTTGATGTAGAATTATCAGCAGTTTTATGGCCTGAGAAGTTTATGTTTTTACTTTCTCTAGTTTCTTCTGCTATTGCTTCTGACTTGCCTAATTCATAAAAATGTTTAGCTAGCTTGTCTGCATTCATTGCAGCATTTAAAGCTTTGTGATAACCTTTTACGTCTTTCAACTCTCCGTTATCTCCTGTAAACTTACTTATAAACTTGTTGATGTCAGATTGCATATCTAACAAAGCATTAGACTCATCACTTTTGAAAACCTTTTTTTGACCTGCAACCTCGAACTCAAAACCTTTGAAATCTTGGTTAAACACAGACTTAGTGTTTTCTAAAAAGTTTTGTTGTCTTTGCTTCAAAACTTCAGATTGTTGCTCTTGCAACTTTTGCATCTCGCTTAGCTTAGTCTTAGCTTCTTTATAGTCGTCTGGAATTTGCACTTCTGCCGAAGAAGACCCTTCTAACGGAGATTTATACTTTTCCTTCTGACCTTCCAAATAAGATACAGCCTCGCTTAATAACTTTCTTTTATTTCTTTTTTTCTTTCTTATTTCTGCTTCAGTATCAATATCTTCATCAATACCAAAATCAGCCAACTCGTCTTTTACATCCTCATCGGTAAAGTAAGGGTTTTTCTCTTTTAAATATCGCTCTAAAGCAACGTCCTCACTTTCTTTACTCCAATCCTTTTGCAACTCCAAGAAGTCCTTATAACTTCTATTAGTTTCTTTCTTGTATTCCAAATAAGACTGAAGTTCTTGTGGTATTTCAGTTTTTTCTTTAGGTTTCGTTAAATCTTCAAAACCATCAACTTCTATACCTTTTTCTTTAAGATAACTTAATACCTTATCGTCATCAAGACTTACTTCTTGTACTTCTTGCTCTTGCTTTTCATTGCTTTGGACTTCTTCTTGCCCTTGCTGCAGCTCTTCTTTTTCATCTTTATTGTCTTTATTGTTTTCTTCTTCTTTTACTTGTTCTACCTCGTTTTCATTTTGAGGTTCTTGGTTTTCTGTCTCTGCCTCTGTTGTGGCTTCTTATTAACTTCCTGCTTAGCTTCTGCCTTCTGTTTTTCGTCATCAGCACCTACAACTTTAGCGTTCTTTAAAAAACTTAACTCCATAGATTTTATTTATTTAGATTAATACAAAGATAACAATATTTTATATACCTTTATTTTTAAACGTCACTCTCAAAGTCTGTCAAGTTAAACTCACTAAGTTCCAAGTCTTGCTCTTCAAAGTCAATAGCCTCTCCATCTTTTTGTCTTTGCTCTGCTAGTTTAGACTGAATAGTCCCCTCTTTCTTTACTCTCTCATCTTTTCTATCCTCTTTCATCTTATCTCTTTCTGTCTGAGATTTGACTTCCATTTGTTTTTTAGGAATATCATACTCGCCTCTTATCTTCTCTATTTGAAGCTTGTATTGGTATTCTCTATCTAGCTTCTGCATATCTTGTTCAAACTTCATCTGAGATAATTGACTTTCTCCTTGAAGTTCTGCTTGTCTTTTCTGTAAGTCAGATTGTGCTGATGCTTGAGAGGACTGAATGTTAGCTTGTTTTTGAGCTTCAATCTCTTCCATTTTTTGCTTACGTTTCATTTGGATATACTTTTTCTTCCTTATCTTAAGTATCTCATTAGCATACTTTAAGTTGGATATATTAAGTATATCTATTTTATCTTCAATACCAAGATTGCCATTCTGTATCTCAATTTGAATATCTCTCTCTAATCTCGCTTTTTCCTCCTCATCAGGTTCTAAGTCTAAGTGAATAGCAAAATCTCTAAGGTGCATATCACTAAAGTACTCCAAGTTACGGACACTTCCTGCACCTATCTTCTGTATAAACTCTTCTTTAGTTTCAGAGTATTCTAATATGTCAGAAATACGAATGCTTGTTAGTTCAGCTAAACGCTTAGTTATAAAACTAGAAGCTATTAATATTCCTTTTGTAGCTTCGTTACTGTTATATGCAGCCATTTTTTGAAGACCAACTAAAGCATCTTTATCAGGCTGATTTCCGTCCATTCTAGTAATACCTGTAACATCTTTTATCATTTGTAAGTTAAAAGCGTATTGTCTTTCAAATGCAGCTAATTTGTTTGCACTACTACTTGAACGTATTTCTTGAATTGGAACTTTAGCGTTATTAAACTCACCTCCGTAAGTTGAACTACGACCAAAAATACTACCCGTTGTCATAAACATATTGAATGCATCTGTAGGACTGTACTTACCTCCGTCACCTAAGTCTATCTCCATAAGACCATCAACATCAATAAACTGACCATCAGGTAACGTCATTTGTAATGTCTGCTGTATTTTAAGGTCAATCATTTTAATCTTGTCAGCAAAAGGTATCATTCGCTCTACTAAACTGTCTATATGACCTCTACCTATGCCTGGAGCACAAACTGCGTATGGTGGTTTTACTCTATTGCTATTTGATTTTGGTCTCATTTGGTTTTCCATAACCTCCCATTTTAGGAGTATATCTGTACCTAAAACATAAGAACCTTCAAACCATATTTCCTCAGATTTAACTCTTTTCTTGAAGTCTCTATCTCCACTGCCTTTAACCTCAAAGTCTTTATCTCTTTTTAATACCTTACGACCACCTGTTTTATTGGATTTTTCTTTCCATATTTTCTTTCTTACGGTCTTATAGCAGAAATTTAAAACAGCAACTTTTCCGTCTAAGTTATCGTCGTAAATAGAGTATCCGTCAAGACCATGATACTCACCCCAAGAAGTAGATATTTCATCTATCTTTTCTTTTTCTTCCTCAGTTAAATTTGGATTTTCTTTTAATACGTTTGATATCAACTCTGACTTAAACTCACCAAAGTAAAAGCAGTCTTTAAAGAAAGGGTCTTCGGTATAGCTATATATAAAGTTTTCAGGGTCTATATAATCATATTTAATACCATCACTATAAGAGTAAGTGTTTTTCACACCTCCTAACCCTAATTCAACCAAGTCTGTGATAATTCTAAACCTCAAATCATCGTCGTAGTCATTATCTTCCATAACTGACTTAATAGCTAACTCTTGTGCTATTTCTGATGATGGCTTAAACTTTAAATTTGCGTGTATATCTAACTCCTCTTGAGTTTCAGGTATTTCATCAGGGTTCATTGTAAATAAATCAACACCTAATATTTCTTTAGCCTTAAGAGAAAAGTCTTTAGTGAGCATATCTTTTTCTATAGCTTCACGATACTTAGCTCTCTCATTTTGGCTTTCTCTATCTATAGACTTCGCTCTGACAGTATACTTCCTATCCATCATTCCGTTAACAACCCAATCTTTAAATTTGGTTATAACAGGTATTGGACTAAAGTCTAAGTTTAAATAACTTACGTCTCCGTCTACATTAATGTAGTCTTTGTATTTACGAGTTGACTGCTTACCCTTAGCGTATAGTCTACGTCTTACAAATTCATTTTTATTATCGTAAAATCTAGCGTTACTATTTCCTTCTCTCTTAAACCATTCACCTTGAATAGCTCTAGCGACTTGCTTGCCTACGACCTCTTTTTTCAAATGATTAAAGTCATCAGTGTGTCTAGGAAATGAAGCCTTTTCTATGCTTAATAACTTTCTTTTTTTACCTCTCATTATCTCTTAATATTAATTTTTATAGCGTTTGGTTTTTGCTTGTTTACGCTGTATTTTTCCATATTCTTAGCCATTAAAGCTAATCCTGACGCAATAGTTGCATCATACTTTGTTCTGTTGTTTATGTCAAAATTTAACCAATCTCTTAATGTTCTATCAAAAAACATTTTACCGTAATCGCCTTCTTCTTGGTTGTACCCTATATGCTCATCAATGTAACCCTCAATAGCAGATGCGTGCATTTGCTTCATATCCTCTGACGAGTTAGGAACACCACCAATTTCTTTCTCAGCTTTAGACAAAGTATTCATAGGTCTATCAAATCTTGTTATTGCAAAGTTACGATATCCTCTGTTCTTGAAATGATAAAGTAACCTAGGTTTGTTGTTCTCTATTAAAATAGGCATTCCAAAAAACACACAAGCCATTAATACATTCTCGAAAAACTTATCAGCAGTACTCTCCCTTGCTACATATTCTAAGAAGAAGTGTTCACTAGGTACATCTTGCATCGTAAATTTAGTAACACCAATAAGAGCACCTTTAGACCCTGCATTATCTCTTTCCTTCCCAAACTTATTAACGCCATCTACTGTACCTGATATGTCATAGCTATCACAACCAAACACACCTATATCTCCATTCAAAGGTGAACGACTATAACCACCATATCCTAACTTGTTTTCCCACCTATTTCTGAGGTCGACAGGAGGTATCCAAGTTACTTTAAAGTGTCCGTTTTTAGAAGGCGTCCAAACAACCTCTGTATCGGGAATACCACCTTTCCAAGAAAAACTACCTTCCATAACTTGCTCTGCAAACTTAGATTGGTCTACATAATCTAACTGTTCATTTATCTTTTCAATATTAAAGATACAATTAACCGCCTCATCTCTGAAGGCTTCGTTAGGTGTCATAGGAAAGGCTCTCAATTCTTCATTGTAAGCAATCTCGCTCTCTTTTCTTTTAGACTTTCTTCTAGCCTCTAAGTAAGCAATACTACCAACCTTTTTTATGTTACCGTGAACATTCTCAAAGTATTCTCCGTCAGTAACTACTTCGTGGCATTTACCATACTTATCCGTGAACTCTGTCATATTTTTGTGAGCAGGTAAAAAGTACCTATAAAGTCCTGTTGGTGTTCTTTCTGTAACCTTGTCTCTTTTATCTATGTCTGATGCTTTCCATAACTTATGAAATGCTTCACCACCTTTTTTTCTAGCAGCTACTGTCGAACCTAAATAAGCTTTACCTACAATTTTACCACCCTCGTCAAATGTAGGAGAAACTTGTCCCCAATGATTTTCAAAATTTTTCCCGTTATCCCACTTAGAACAATTCATAGTAAGAGTATAATCTTCTAGAATTAATCTTTTATCATCATCATTATCAGTGTCAAGTTCTATTCCGTAATACTCTCCAAAACCTTCATAAACTACATCCATTTTAGAACGCCTGCTTCTATAACACCCTTTACTATTTTTTTGTTTTCTTTTTATTCTACATTTTATTTCAGGTGTAGAAAGTATTCTTATGCTAAAAACATCTGTATTGTAGTTGGTTTTTCTATGTGAGACTTCAGAAACATCAAGACCACAAGATTTTGCTAATCTGTATATTGAATCTATTATGTATTTTTTAGACATACCTATAACATAAGAACTTCTACCTATATATCCGTCAGTGTCTATTATACCTGCTAATAACTCTAATCTTTGTTTTTTAGAAGAGAAAAAATACTCATCAGGGATGTGCTTGTTTTTTCTCAAATTTAATCTATCTAGTTCTTTATTAAGATATGTTTTCTCTCCTGCCTTGTTATTTGTTTTTTTTCTAGCAGAAAGAATTGACATGTTTTTAGCGTCTGTTCTTATGTACTGCTTAAACAACAAGTTTTTATTATCGCAAAATTTTTTAAACTCTTTTATTATTTCTTGGTCTTTTTCGTGGTTAACTAAAATCCTAAAACCACTAGAATAACCATCTCCAATCCAACACCCCATTAAGTACGGAGGTATTTTGAAGTCTCTATTTTCAAACTCAACTCCAGAAAACAATACTCTATTAGTTATTTTTTTTTGATAATTGCTTTGATTAATATATTCTTTTGGAGTTATTTTGATATATTCTTTATTTTCCTTTCCATTTCCTTTTTCTAAATATAATTTATGATTAGAATTTACTACATAATCTTTACCGTAAGGTTGTACAACTCTGTACATATCATCGACACCATTAGAAGCGTGCTTAACTTTCATCTTTTTACCTCCCTCAACCATTACTTCTTCTCCAACCTTAACATCTTCTATTTTTTTAAAAGACATATCAGCCATTAATATCTTAGTACCTTTAGCCAAACATTCGTCTCCCAAGTACCTATACATCTTGTAACCATCATAACTGCCTTCACTGGTAGGCTTGTAGTCTATGTATGTATTTAAGTAGTCGTCAGTATTTGTATCTTTTGATTTTTTAGCCTTTTTACTTCTATCAGGTGGTTTTGCAAAATGTAAATATTTGCTATTATCTACACTGTTTTTTGTAATAGGCTGAAAAAAGAATGGTAGGTTTTGAAAAGCATAAGACAATTTAGAAAACGCCTCTTTTGCATCTTTATCAGTCTTAGATGTAATACCAAAGTTTGCGTTATTTGTGGAAGTAGCCTCGTCTAAAAATCTAAATATCTTTTCATAAGTAAAACCTGTACGTCTTGATTTCACAAACAACTCTCCTAAACATCTAGTATCTAATTTACAAGCCTCTGCGTGATATGCCATATCTAATTGAGCATATCTAAACTTCATATAATCCCCGTCATCTTTCATCTTACACCATTGCAACGCAAAATAAAAAGAAGGAGGTAGCCATACCGCTTCTCCATTATTATAAAACCAAACACCTTCTCTGCGTCTTTTATATTCTTCTACTATATAATCCGTAAAACTCTCTTCAGACTCAATAGTCAAACCTTTAGGCATTTCTTTTCTTTGCCAATACTGCTCCTCTTTAGGTAAGTCGTGATATAGTATTTTGGTTTTATCTTCAGGCTCTTTTGGTAGGGTTATATTTAACCCCTCTAAAGTTATAATCTTACCTCTAGTACCTTTAGGACATATAACAATAGAATCGTTTTCTATATCATACCAATCCTTGTAATAATTTTTTAAAGGGAAAAACTCTTGATTAGCAAACTTTTCGGGATAACCACGTTTAAACTCTTTGTCTGATAAGTTAAAATTATCTGCATCTATTTGAAGTCTAAGTTCAATAAGGTTGCTGTCAATGTTTACAATAGCTTGATGAAGTACAGATTTCCCTTCAGTTACTAAGTGGTGTTTATCTTCGTCTATTTCGGAGTAGTCAATTTTTTCCCTAAGAAACTGTCTAAGAGTGATTAACGCTTTATCTCCTGCGTCAACAAGTCTTTCTATGTAAGCTTTTAGTTTGTCAGGATTAGGTTGGTTTTGAGAGTTCTCCCATTTATGTATCATCTCCTTAGCATACTTAAAAGAGTTTTCTTTACTCTTCATAAGTGTTTTCAGCTTAGTAGGTTCTAAAGACTCAACATCAATACTATATTCTAAACCTTGAATCATAGTATCAATAGCAGCCTCTATATCTCTTCCAAAACCAATCATATTTCAGTCAGTAAATCTTTATACTTCATTCTAAAATATTTCTCTCCGTCTATTTCAAAAACTACATTTCTGAAGTCTTTAAAAGTATATCTGTTTCCGTTTTTAATACCAATCTCATTCAACTTTGGATTATCAAAAACCACTTCACCTATATTTTGGTGTTCTATTGTTCCTAATAACTCATCGTCGACTATGATTGGCTTCATAAACACATAAGGAAATCTTGAAGATTTAACTTCATTCTTGTCTATTCTCAAATAGTAGTCATCAGTATAAAACAGGTTGTCCTTTATGTGCTTCATAGAGTTAACCATTTCACCTCTTTGATTTCTCATCAACCTAAATGTATTATGGTGTACAATTATAGTATCACCCTTTTTTACATCTCCGTTGTAACCAATAGGTGTTTCTACCACAACACCTTCCCTGTTTGTTTTAAGACCGTCTTCTATGCTGTTGGACACTAACACCTCTATACCTGCTAAGTCAACTGTATTGTTGTATCTTTTGTCTGCTTTTGGTTTTATTAAAAAGTAATTAGGGCTTTTCATAAACACTATTCTATTAGTTCTAATTCCTTAACAGTTACAACACTTTCCTTAAAAGACTTCCAAGGTTGAATTTCGTCACCTTTTTTAAGGTAAACAGTAAACCAACCGTCTTTGAGTATTATATCTGAAATCTCTTTGTTTCTGAATTTAGTACCTTTAGCGTAGTATAAAGCATCTTTTAAATCACTACCAATAGCAATCTTTCTGTAACTAACCTCTTCCATTGTATTAAATTTAACTTATAATACAAAGATAGTTAAATTATTCTACGCAAGCTATTTAGATAGTTTCTTAAATTTTTCAACACCTCTACTTCCAAAGTAAGCAAGGTAAACTGTAATTAATAAGTTTTTCAAAAGGCTTACCCAAACCTCGTCAACCTTAAAAGGATTATCAGAGCTATCTGCGACAATTAAAACAACTGTTGATATCGTTAGAAACACAATCGTTAGTGGTCTTACATTTTTAGACAACCAAGAATCTGAAGTCATATCAGCTTGCCAACGATTAGATATAGATATAAACTCTTGTTTATCTAATTCTAACTGCTCTGTAAGCATTTTCTTATCAAACTCCGTTAACTCTTTAGAGCCATTTATTTTATCGCTAAGACGTTCTAAAGCTTCTATGCCTGTAATACTCCCTGCAATGTCTAAAAGTTCAGGAGCAACACTCTTACCTTGTTTTACTAGCCAACGTAAAGCGTCTCCAACACGAGTTGAGCCGTTTCTTTCTTTATATGTTAGTTTTTTATCAGGCATTAATAAATATCAAATGAATTATGATTGGTGCTATTATAGTCATGAAAAAATCTAAGGCTTCTGCATTCCCTTTCCCTAAGTACATATCCCAATAAGCCTCTTTTCCTAAAGCCACTAAAAACGTAACTACTAAAGCATATTGACTAGGTATAAATAAGCATAGTAATAAATATATCATTACTCCTGCTGCAAAGTGTAATAGTTTGTCTTTTTGTGTTAGTTTATTCAATAGTGTTTTCATAATCTATATTTAATTGAGTTAGTCTTGCTTTCCATTCTGTATCTGTTTCAAAAGTTTCAAAATCAAACTTGCTTGAAACTTGATTGCCCTCTGATAATTGACCATAATGCTTTTGTTGTGTCACTATCCAATAAGGTTTTGTAATGTCGTTATGTGTGTTCATATTTTTTATGTTGTTAACCCAGCATCGGATATAGTCCAATTATAAGTGTTAATTAATATATTTCTTCCTACTTCGCCTGCTGCTGAATATTGTGAGTTACCACCGTTGAAACTTACGTTGTTTTGCAAGGTTAAAGCACTCCAACCATTTAATAAGTTGTCGTAGTTAATTGTTGTTCCTGCTTCGTTGATGTCTGCATTTAAAAACATATTAGTCATATCTGTAACATTGCTAACATCCCAATTAC